TGGTGGACAACGTGATAACTTCTACGATAAGATCCAAGCAAATGTTAAGTCAGGATACGAGCTTAAAACTAATACCGAAATCCCACCCTTGACTGGAACTGGGTGCGAGATACAAGTAACCTACACGCATTATACACATGGAAACCTCAATGCTGGTACGTTCTTTTCTGTGGATTCATATACAGATGATGCCTACGAAGATATTCCTAATTATACTACAGCAACCGGAACAGTAGTCTCATTAAGAGACGTATTAGACTTCCGTCCTGCACGTGCTACAGGCACTTACCTAAATGAGTTCACCGTTGACGCAGAACTACCACAGAACGCTTCTACAATTACTATTAATGCGATCTCATACTACTTACCACGCATAGACGTTCTGGTTGCAAATGCAACGGATAGTCGTGGTGATATTGGATTTGGGCAACTACAGGTAATACAAGGAGAGGCTAACGACGTTCCTCGTGCACCAGAAATTCCTACAGGTTCTATGGCACTCTATAATTACTACTTGAAACCATACACTTTCGGTACTGCCGATGTTACGAGTACATTTATTCATAACAAACGTTTCACGATGAAAGACATTGGTAAGTTAGAGCAACGTGTCGAAGACTTATTCGAACTAACCACCTTGAGCCTACTTGAGAACAGTACTAACTCATTGACGGTATTAGATGCTAATGGGAATACTAGAACTAAAGCAGGTTTCATTGCAGACAACTTTAGTTCATTCGCTTTCTCGGATATCAATAATGTTGATTATCGTGCGTCAATCGATCCACAAGGATTGTTAAAACCATCTTTCCGCGAGAACTCAGTTCGACTAAAGTATAGTGCTGATAATGTTAACGCAGTTGTTAAGCATGGTGACGTTGTAACATTACCATATACTGATGTCAACATAGTCTCACAGAAACTAGCGACAGGTATATTGAATGTAAACCCATTTGCTGTTCTTACGCAAACTGGACATATGGAACTATCCCCATCATCTGATGAGTGGGTGGAGACTCGTAGTCTTCCTGCTATTATGCAGACTACAGTACGTCGATTCGAAGATTTCGATACTCGCCCAACTATGCAGGGTACAACTAGAAACGTGTTCTCTAACTCTGGACTGTTCACTACTATACCAAGAGATATCTCTTTCAGAGCTACTACTCGAAGCGTACAAGACTTTATCGGTGAGCAAGTAGCAGACATAGAAATTATTCCGTTCATGCGTTCACGTAAGATCAACTTCGTTGTTAAAGGACTTCGTCCTAACACTAAGATGTTTGCATACTTTGGTGGTAAAGAAGTTTTTGATTGGGTAAGACAAGAATCTACTGAAGCTAGGTTCTCTGATACCGCACAAGAGTTTGGTAGTGAGTATGCGAATGAACCAGCATATCCTACTGCTCTGGGTGGTAAGTCGCCTTTGGAGTCAGATAGTAATGGTACCATAATCGGTAGTTTCTTCTTACCTAATACACCAACAATAAACTTTAGAACTGGTACTCAAGAATTTAAACTACTTGACGTTAATGTTAACGATGAGAGTGAAGCAACATGTAGTTCACGTGCAGTATACTCGTCTATAGGAACTATTGAAACTGTACAGAGAACTATACGTACTACTCGTATTCTTAATGGTCGTGCTGGTCGACAAGATCCACTTGCACAGACATTCTTTATTGATCAGATAGAAAATCCAAATGGTATGTTCATAACTAAGGCACGAATCTTTTTAGAGAGCAAGGATTCTAATATCCCTCTACAAGTGCAGATTCGTCCAGTAGAGAATGGTATACCAACAACACGTATTTTACCTGGCGCAGTTAAGTTCATTGAACCTGCTCTAATTAATGTCACCGCATTCGACACATCGACCACAATGGCCGATGTCGCAGCGAACCACACCGAAGTAATATTCGATGAGCCAATTTACTTGACAAGTGGCGAAGAGTATGCGATAATACTCCTTGCTGAGTCGGTAGAGTATAATGCATATATTGCAGAGACTTATGAGTTCGTAGTAGGTAGTGATGAAGATAAGATATCAAGACAGCCTACACTAGGTTCATTGTTCCTATCACAGAACGGATTCACTTGGACACCAGATCAAACTAAAGATCTAATGTTTGAACTAGACCGAGCAGAGTTTTCTGCATCCGGTGATCTTGTGCTTGACAATGCAACCCTACCTAAAGTAACCCTAGGATCTAATCCAATTGAAACTACGGCAGGATCTAATTCAGTCGTGATTAGTCATGAAGGTCATGGATTCAGTCACGGAGACTACGTTACATTATCAAACGTCGCAACTGCAATAGGTGGTCAAGCGAGTACGGTATACGAAGGTACTTTCCAAATTTCCTTAGTCACTTGGGAAGGTTATACATTTAATGTCGGGACTGCTGCAGCAGATATGCTCACGTCCGCTATAGGAGGAGGGGACGAAGTTACTGCTACACAACAAGTGGTGTACAATGAGTTCGTACCACAAGTTCAAACAATAACCCCTAATGGAACAAACATAATTGCTAACTTACGTAATCCTAGCACATTCGCTTCGTATGGTACTCTTCGATCTTCGATGCCACTTGTAAATTATAGCATAGAGGGTGATGCTACACAAGTAGTCTTGAATGACTATAATGCAAGCACTGAACAGAGTGTTGTTGCTTCTAGTGATAATGCTGCCGGTGCAGAGACAATGAAGTTTAACTTGAGTTTATCTACAAGCGATTCTAAGGTATCTCCATTAATTGACCTTCAACGTGTAGCTGTACTTGCACTAGAAAACGTAATCGACAATAGTGATGCAGCACAACACATAACAACTCCGGTTGTAATTGACGACGCATCTCTTGGATTAAAAGTAATCTTTGCTGCAAATAGACCTTCAGGCGCAAGCTTCGAAGTATATGTCAAGAGTGCGGTAGACGAAGATGCATTGCTTGCTACCGATGATGATGGTCTATTCACTGTAGATTGGGATCTTGTAGCTATAGATAAAGCATTACCTACCGACGATGATCCGTCAACATACAGAGATTATGAGTATACTCACGAAATGAATCAGTTCACTGCTTTCCAAGTGAAGATTGTTATGCAATCAGACAATTCGTCTAAGTCACCAGTGATTAGAGACTTACGTGCTATCGCATTGGTGACTGCCAACTAATGCATAATCATTTAAAGGTTGAAGGTCATAATAATTTAGTAAGGGATAGACGCACTGGCGCTATCCTAAATACTAATAAGACTGAAATCCAAAGAGCGAGAACACAAAATATCGTTCAGAAAGAAAAAGAGCACCAACTCTTAACTCTGACTAATGAAGTCGATACACTGAGAGATGATGTTAAACTAATAAAAGAAATGCTTTTTCGTTTAGTAGAGGATAAAGATTAGAGATGGCCATACAAACAGTAAATCTCGCAGACAATATTAATGCTGCGATACTAAAGATAAATCAGAATTTTGATGAGATTGAGGCGGGCAACTATGGAGGCACCTCTACATCTGATGTCACAAACATCGTCAATAATATTCTCGACTCTGATTATTTTCTATCTATCATAAATCAAACGTATATAGAGCAATTTACTATATCGACTAGCGTTGACTTCACTGACGTTGATGCTGGGATTGCAGCAAACGCTAGTGCAGTATCATCTCTTTCTTCTAGTATCACCAATATCGACGGCACTTTAACTATAATTGCGTCGGATATTACTACTTTAAATACGTCTCTTACAAATGCTCAATCGGGGATTAGTGCTAACTCTAGTGCGGTATCATCTCTTACTTCTAGTATCACTGCAACGGATAACGCTCTTAATGTTGTCGCTGCCTCTCTTACGGCATTAGAGGTAGAAGTTGACGGTCTAGTATTGGACGGTGTAGATTCTGCGGTACTTGCCTCAGCAATTGCAAGCGCAAACAGTAGCCTGCAGGCCAGCATATCTGCTGTTGGTGCTGATCTTGTCGTTACTGCCGGTGATGTAACTGCACTGAACACAGGTTTAGCTCTTCTGGATACCAATACAGGAATCGCGACCGCAGCAAATTCATCTGCAACCGCGGCATTAACATCTACGGTCTCTACACTAGACGGTGTTGTTACTGCACAAGGTCAGGATATTGTAACTTTAAATGAGCAAATTGACATTACGAATGCTGCTGGTGTACTGTCTACTGCTATTGCTGACGCGGAAACTGATCTTCGAGCAGAGATTGCAGTTGTTGACGGTAGAATAACTAGCGCAAACGCAACCTTACAAACTACTTTAAACACTAAGATTGACGATGACATCGCAACTGCCCAGACTACTCTACAAACGAACATCGATGCTTTAGGGGGTGTGACCTCTACATGGAACTTAGATTTAGTTGCTGGTACAGAAGCTAACCCACGCATTGCTGGTATCAAGTTCGGTAATGACGGTGCAACCGCAGAGTTTGCATTAACCGCAGATACATTCAAGATTATAAATGCGTCTAATAGCGAAATCCAACCATTCACCGTTGATGGTAACAATATTGTATTATCTAATGCAACTGTTACTGGCGGACTAAATATAGGAACAGCTGTTTCTGGTTCTTATATGTCAATTACCGATGATGTTATCGAAATTTACGAAAATGATCAGAGAAGAGTAAAATTAGGTAATTTAAGTTAGGATGCTATATGTTTTATGTTTTATCTAGCCATAATATTTATGCACTAAGGCGACAATTTAATACACTACCAAAAAACAATGCAACGGTAATTATAAATACATTAAACGATACGTTTAGAGAACAAGCAGAATCGTATTGTGAAGAAGAAGATCTTCGATACTTTATAACGGAGAGTGATGGTACAGCCGCTACTGGTAAGAACAGTTTCTTAGACCAGTTTGATAAAGACGATGTACCACATGCAGTATTGATTGATGGCGATGACTTTCTAACCCGAAGGGGTGTTAAGTGTTATCAAAGAATGATGGGAAATAATGATAGCCCAGATGCGGTTGTATTATTTAATCAAATAAGCATTATTTCCGAAGACAATCTTTCGGTCGATGAAACACAGTCACTTACTAGACCCAATGAAGACGTGTCTAATATGGTAGGTGTTAAGTATACTCAAGGGTCAGCAGTAGTTGACTGGGATATTCTTGCTCAAGGTGATTTAGTAGCAGAAAATGTCCCCAATATAAAAGAAGAAGAAGTAGAAGTTTTTAAAAGATATATAACACTACTTCAACATTCTATGGGTATAGATGAATTAAGCACTCGATTAGTTTTTATGTCGAGAAAGGTATTACCTTACAGATTTAAAAGTTTAGTAGTTGGGGAAGACACTCTCCAGTACTTAGAGATAAAGGATGCTCATGACAGAGGCGAACTGAAACTGGTAGCCCATGATGAAAAATATCCTACATATATGTACGATATGCGAATATCGGGTATCGCTGTAAAAGAAAGTGGTCGTGGCAAAGGAAGGGGGTTCATCTCTTGGATGACAAACCTATTAAAAGAATTAGAAAATTTACATACCCAGAACAAGTTGCACAAAACAAGAGTTCCCATAACGGAGTTATAAATGGCATACGGTTTAAAAGTTTGGACAGCGAGTAGTTACTTAGCATTCAATTCAGAAGATATGGACGCATACGCTAAAGTGGTAATTGCTGGGACTGTGTATCTTGCTAATTCCAACTCAGAGACTTTCCCTATTCCCTCTGGATTTGACCGTGTTTATATTAATGGGCCCAGCACCAATCAACCAAGATCATGGGGTATTAGTTACAGCGCATATGACAGTTCGGTTGGTGGGTACACTTCATTTACCCTCAACGCTGGTGTTAGTGGTAGTTTCGGTTACGTAGCGATAAGGTTGAATTAAAATGGCAGATTACGGTTTACAAATTACTGGCATGAAATACGGAACGGAAAAAGTCCTATTCGATAGTCGAACCGTCGGTAGAGGTACATACCAACACGCTAAAGGAAGTGTTGCTTTTGGGTCTGTTCTAACTACTGGATTAAGTGACCTAGTTATGATCAATGTTACTAGGCCTACACCTACCGCGTCCGTAAATATATTGGTAGTAGCAAAGAAGGTGACTTATGGCACAACGTGTGAATGGACATTTAGCACTAGTGATGGCCAGAGTGGTGGCAATACTAGCCCGGGCGGTAGCATAACCGGAGTTAACTACGTTGTATTGCGTGAGGTTGGATCTAGTACAGGATATGGTAACTATGGTCTTGTATGTAATGAGAGTGCTTACTTGGCTAACACAACAGGAGTAACCAGTTTCGATAGTAGACAGTTCAGCTCTACTGAGGGTGAAGCTCAATTACTTCCCAACAAAATGTATATGGAATATCAATCCGGGCATGGAACTTCCATAGGCTACGGATGGCTAGGTGATGCTGAGGGTGGTGGTAACGACTACTATTCTTGTCATGGATTAGATTGGAGTAATGTGACTAGTTATATACGTACGTTTGGTCTTTGGTTTAGTACCAAAACTTCCGGAGACGTATGGTCACTCAATTTCTCGACTGGATATCCATACTTTAATAACTCAGTGGTAGGCCGGATCAGTGCAAACCCAAGCGGAACTGGTGGTGTATACTTACACAATCACACATTCACAGGCACTATGGGGTACAGTAACGCAACCTTTCCGCAAGCACTGGCACCTCCGTTTGTCGGAAGAGTATCACTTGGTACATATGATCCAGAGTGATCATGAAACAACACAAAATTTATTAATTGGAGTAACACAACATGCATCCTAAAGTCGCCATACACACAGAAGACGGCGTGATCGTAAGAACAGATATGGACAATGGCCTATACCCAGAAGACGGACATACATTAGTAGAAGGTAGAATAGTTCATAGAATCTGGGATCTCGAAGAATTGTCGGAAATGGAGTTTATAAATACTCGTGTCTGGGAAGAAGACGAAGAAAGGTTTATTGAAGTTCCGCCAAAACCGAACGGTTATGCAACATGGAACAGAAGCGAATCCCCTGCTAGATGGACATGGGACACTAACATTATCTTAAATGAAATTCGATATGCAAGGAATTTAAGAATTGCTGAGACAGATTGGATGTTTGTTATAGATTCTCCTCTAACAGAAGAACAACAATCACTCGTTCTTGAATACCGTCAACTATTGCGCGATTTCCCTAGCACTTTAGATATGTCTGTGGTAGGTAGTGAAGATGACGTGACCTGGCCTACATTTCCTGCTTTATAAGTATAAATATATGATATAAAAATTTAAAGTATTTTATTAAAATGTGCATAGTCTCTTGATATGCACATTTTTTTTATTATAAATAAACGTGTCATTAACAATAAACTTTAACTTTAGCTAAAGAGACAGAAAACATGTCAGCATCTAGTATACCACTAAAAATTAAGAATATCGATGGTGACCTACAGGAACTTACTCCAGCCCAAGAAGTATATCTTGCGGTAAAAGTAGGAGAAGCATTAGCAGAGGCCTCTGCTGGTGATGTTGGCGATATCAGTTTAACCAATGGTTCAAACATAGGTTCGTTTGTAGATACATATTACAACGAGCCATCGGGCACTCACCCTATGTCTGCAATCACTGGCACTACAGTAACTACTACCTTGAAACAGGTTAGTGGTACTGCAAGTGAATCTGGTACTGATTTCGCACGTCCTGTCGGTTATTATGCGGATAATTCAAATCCTGGCTTCTACGAAATGGTAGATAGCGATTTGGACAACCTAACCAACCGTGCACTAAAGAACCTAGAAACATTGGGTCTCCAAGGTGGATTCCAACTTTCCTCAACCTCGCCAGGCGGTGATTGGACTAAACACATCGATGGTGTGTTCTCTGATACTCGTGGTGATGGAACAACAACTTCGTACCATATCTGGAAGAAAACTAGTCTCAGTTCACCACCAGCTGGTGTGACGACTACTCGTCCAGTTGCAACCGACTATGATGGATCTTCATCATTTAACGGTTTCAAAGAAATGTCAGACGCAGAAATAAAGTACACCCTTGGTCAACGTGCTAAGTCACTTAGATCTACAGCAGGTGAGATTGGTTCTTATCAACTTCGTTCTTCTGCACAAGGTGCTCCAATTTCAGCAGGTACTTGGGCGCCCCGTGGTTCTGCCGCGAATACTCGTCGTACTATTGTCGATGCAGATTATACTCGTACACGTAACTCTGCATACGCCCGTACTAGGATATCTGCGTATACTCGTAATCGTGTATCAACCTACACTCGTAACAGCGTAGATACATTCTCGCGTACGTTTGTTGGTGAATATACTGGTGTTTATTCTCGTGGATTTGCCGGTGAATATTCTCGTAACTTTGTAGGGGATTACGCAAGAACTCGTGCTTCTACATATACTAGAAACCGACTAACTGCATTTACTGGTTACTTTGCTGGTACTTACAACCGCGCAAGAGTTTCAGTATACACACGCAATCGTGTAACACCATTTACAGGAACCTTCTCACGTACTCGTGCATCAGCATATACTCGTGGCCGTGTTTCAACTTACGCAGGGACTTACGCAAGAACTCGTACTTCTGTTTACACAGCGGATTATACTCGAACACGTGTATCAACGTACACCGGAACTTACGCAGGGACTTACTCTCGTAACCGTGTATCTGCATATGCTGGAACTTACTCGCGTACACGCTCTTCTGCTTATAGTCAACCATATACTCGTACACGTACTTCTGCATACTCTGCGGATTATACTCGTACACGTATAACTAACTACACACGTGATCGTGTAACCAACTTTGCTGGCGTTTTCTCTCGTGCACGTGTTTCTGCTTATACGCGTAATCGTGTTACAAACTTTGCTGGAAACTTTGTTGGTAACTATGCTCGTGGATTCGTAGGTAACTATTCTCGTGGATTCGTAGGTAACTATGCTCGTGGATATGCTGGCGACTTCGTCGGTAACTACGCTCGTGTTTCTACTCGTACATCTACTCGTACTCGTTACTCTGCATACGCTCGTACATCTACTCGTACTCGTTACTCTGCATATGCTCGTGACCGTGTCACTAACTTTGCTGGAGATTTCGTAGGCAACTACGCAACAACCTTTACTGGTAACTTTGCCGGTGATTATGCTCGTGACCGTGTAACAACCTTTACTGGCAACTTTGCTGGTGATTACGCAAGAGACCGTGTTACTAACTTTGCCGGTAACTTTGTTGGTAACTATGCAACAACCTTTACTGGTGACTTTGTTGGTAACTATGCAAGAACTTCTACTAGAACTTCTACGCGTACACTAAACTATACTCGTACATTGTACTATGCTGGTAACTTCGTTGGAGATTACTCAAGAGCTCGTGCATTCTCCTATGTTGGAGATTATTCTCGTACTCGTGCACAAGGAACTTCGTACACTGGTAACTATGGTCGTACTAGAACAGGTAACTACACTGGTAACTATGGTCGTACTAGAACAGGTAACTACACTGGTAACTATGGTCGTACTCGTGCAGCATCATATGTAGGTAACTATGGTCGTACTCGTGCAACTGACTATGCCGGAGACTTTACTGGTAACTATGGTCGTACTCGTGCAGCATCATATGTCGGAGACTATTCAAGAACTCGTGCAACTAACTATGCCGGAGACTTTACTGGTAACTATGGTCGTACTCGTGCAGCTGCTTTTTCATATATTGGTAACTATGGTCGTACTCGTGCAGCTGCTTTTGCATATGCTGGTAATTACGCACGTACTGTCTCTACAAGCTATTCTCGGTCTGCATCTTATACTAGAAATTCAATCGGTGGTGGCTCCTATCAGAGTGATGTATATATTGACGGTAAGGGTGGTTCAACTTATTGGGATGTTGGATACAACCAAATTTCTGTCCTCATACGTTTGTTTGGTAACGTTTACGCAACATTCGGAGCTTCAGATGGACTTGGTGGTACGGTCAGTGCTAACACAACTGCCCTTTTAATTAGTGGGCATAGGTATGATCGTGGTACTTTACGTTATACTCACACATATGGTGGCGTATATGGTGTTAGTTACACTCATTGGTCAGGCGGCGGTACTAGCTATACTGGTAACTATTCATCAACAGCATACTACACACGTAACGCTACATCATACTACACACGTAACCGTACGGGCACTAATTACTATGTTGGTGATTACTCTCGTAACAATGCAGGCACTAATTACTACGTTGGAGATTACTCAAGAAACCGTGTAACTAACTTCACTGGCGATTTCGTAGGTAACTATGGTCGTACTCGTGCTGCCTCTTATGTTGGAGATTACTCAAGAAATCGTGTAACTAACTTCACTGGTAACTTTGCTGGAGATTATTCTCGTACTCGTGCTGCCTCTTATGTTGGAGATTATTCTCGTAACCGTGCATTCTCTTATGTTGGAGATTATTCTCGTAACCGTGCATTCTCCTATGTTGGAGACTACTCAAGAGCTCGTGCCGCTACTCTTTACTACATAGGTAACTACGGAAGAACTCGTACTGGTACCTACACTGGTAACTATGGTCGTACAAGTACTCGAACTAGAACTGCTACAGGTAACTACACAAGAGTTGGATATTATGCTGGAGACTACGTAGGCAACTACGCAAGAACTCGTATCACTAACTATGTCGGAGATTTCACTAGAGATCGTGTAACTAACTTCGCTGGTAACTTTGTCGGTAACTATGGTCGTACTCGTGTAACTAACTATGCTGGTAACTTTGTCGGTAACTATGGTCGTACTCGTGTAACTAACTATGTTGGTGACTTTAGTCGCAACCGTGTAACTAACTTCGCTGGTAATTTTGTCGGTAACTATGCTCGCGCATATGCCGGAGACTTTGTTGGTAACTACGCTCGTGGATATGCTGGCGACTTCGCTGGTAACTATACTGGTGAGTATGCTCGTACTTCTACAAGAACTCGTTACTCTGCATATATCCGTACTCGTACGTCGGCATATGTCCGTAACCGTTCTTCTGCGTACGCAAGAGATCGTGTAACTAACTTCGCTGGTGACTTTACTGGTAACTATGCAAGAACATTTGCTGGTAACTATGCACGTAACTATGCTGGCAACTTCATTGGTGATTTCGTTGGTGATTTCGCTGGTAACTATGTCGGTAACTACACTAGACAGTTCGGTGGTAACTATGTTGGTAACTATGCACGTAACTACGTAGGCGAATATGCCGGTACATATAGCCGTGGATTCGCTGGTGAGTACACAGGAACTTACACTGGTGTCTACTCGAACACGTTCGGTGGTAACTATGTTGGTAACTATGCACGTAACTACGTAGGCGAATACGCTGGTACTTACAATAGAACTTTCACTGGTAATTACTCACGTGGTTTCTCTGGCCAGTACACTCGCGACTTCGCTGGTGACTTTACTGGTAACTATGCAAGAACATTTGCTGGTGAGTACACTGGAACGTATGCACGTGACTTTGTAGGTGACTTCGTAGGTAACTATTCACGTGACTTCGTAGGTAACTACGGTCGAGTTCGTGTATCAGCTTACTCAAGATTGCGTAACTCTACATACACAGGTATTTACTCTCGTGACCGTGTATCAACATATGTTGGTGACTTCACTGGTAATTACTCACGTGGATTCACAGGCGATTACTCTCGTGACTTTACTGGTAACTATTCACGTTCTTTCCTAGGTAATTACACTGGTGCAACAATCAGTAACACAGTAAATACGCCAGAAACATATACTTTGTACGTAAGGGTTGCTTAATCGCTCTTACTATGGTATAATGAGAACAGGACGGGTCATTGGTTTGACCCGTCTTATCTCAGCACTATATACATTATAATTAAATTGAATTGAACTCTCTGGAGATTTTAATGAGCCGTAAGCAATGGATGGAAAACGCCTTCTGGGAAACCGAAGCAAAGAAAGAAGTTAACTGTATTCTAGAACTCGAAGATGATGTTGGTCGGATTACTCGCCAACAAATGTTTTTACAACGTATCAATAAAGACGGTAGTGAAAACGAATTATTTAATGAAGTAATTGATGCACTAGGAGAAGACGCGATTGATGCTGAAACAGTAGATCGTGTAACTCGTAAGTCAGCAGAAGTAGAAGAAGAGAAAATGCGTGAGGATGAACATCAAAAGGCACGCAAACTAGAAAAACTCTTTAACTACAAAATGGAAGCGTTCGAAGTCGAAGAGATTAAAAATTCTAAAAACCGTAAGTTAAAGGCAAAATTGCGTCGGGCAAAGTCAAAGATTGAAGTAGATATGTACTCAATCATGATTCTACAAGACCAACTTGAGGCCGCAGCTGATGGAAAAGAGTAAAGGTTTTATTATAGTTGCGTCTAAGAAGCGCAACTTCTATGTGTACGCGATCAACCTTGCTGAATCTCTTAGGGATTATTATGAACCCGAAGAAGAATGTAAGATTTGTTTGGTAACCGAAGAACAATTTCTTGATGATCGTGGTCGTGATGTTGCAGACGATATTATCTTTTGTGATGATCACTATCGCGCTAAGTTATACGGTATGGCAAAATCTCCGTATGATATAACAATGTATATTGATGCTGACATGGAATGTGAGCACGAAGATATTATTAAAGTTTGGGATGAAATGAAAGATCACGACGTGGTCTTCTCAGCATTGACTGATGACCGTGATTACATTTATGCGGAACGTGATTTCTCCACACCAGAAGGTATGGCTAAATTTACTCTTTGTGGTGGTGTGTGTCTATATGATATGTCTAAACCAATAGTTCGTGAATTTATGGATGATTGGTGGGACTTAACGTACAGACAAATGAATGATACTTGGTGGCCAGAAGGTTATATTGATTCTCTAAAGTCTTGGGATCAATTCTCTCTTTGGTGGTTAACTGAGAAAGAACCTAAATATAAAGACCTCAAAGTTGGTATCTTCGATGATGACTTGAGGTGGAATTATTACAATGCCCTTAATTGGGCAATCACAAAACCCGAAAATGGGCCGGTGATATTACGTCACTTCTCTGCTGGGTTAAACAAGGATACTCCAATCGTATGACACAGGTAAACGACCAATATCTTAAGCACGTTGAGGTTAACAACCCTGAACTGCTAGAGATTCTAAACGAATACTCCAAGTTGCATACCATGCAAGGTTTCGAAGAAAACTGTCACTTGTCCTCATCACAAGCCATCCGTCAGCGCGACTTCTATGTGGGCCCTAAGCACATGAACGAGATTGTCGGACAAGGTACAGGACACGAAGGTTTTCCAGACGAACTTGTTGGTTATAACTTTAAACTTTCTGACAAAGCACACATGATGTTTGAGCAGGATGCAGACCCACTCTTTAAAAGAGACATGACTCTACATCTCCGTGACCTAAACGATAAGATGATGAACTTCTTATCGGTCAAGCATAATGCTCTTGCAGCAGTATATCCGCCAGGTGGATTTATCTCATGGCACAACAATGCAAATGCTCCGGGCTATAACCTAATCTTTTCTTATTCAGAAGACGGTTCAGGTTACTTCGAATATATTCATCCTGAAACCAAGGAAGTTATTCGTAGTCAAGACGAAGCAGGTACATGGACATGTAAAGCAGCATACTTCGGTCATTATGGACAAGATGATCAGATTATGTACCATGCCGCGTCTACTGATGATTGGCGTTGTACTGTATCTTATGTATTTGATCACTCAGACGAATCTATCGCTTTGCGTGAAATGGTATTAACAGATATCGAATCTGTAGAATAAAATCTATATCTTCAAGCCTTAAGCTCTTATAAATAGAGGTAGACGTTTTATAAACAGTTTAAGGTTTTGAAGAATATGGCAACTTACGAAGATTTTACGATTGATCAAGGTTCTGACTTAGCTCTACAAATAGAGTTGGTTGAACCGGATGGGTCTATTAAAAACTTAAACGGTTATACTGTTAGTGCTAAGATGAAGAAGACTTTCAGAAGCACAGCTGCTGATACCGTTGAATTCACATCTATTGTTGCGGATCCTGCCGAGAGCGGTGTGGCCACAATCTCCCTTACTAATACTCAAACCGATGCCCTATCTAGTCGTGGTAGATACGTCTATGACGTTGAACTAAGTTACATAGGCGCTGATGGTGAGACTATCGTAGAAAGAGTTTTAGAAGGCAAAATTAAAGTCAACCCTTCGGTCACAAGGTAATACCCTTATGCCTATACGGAAGATATCCTCGACTGGCCCTGCTAGCGACACGCAAGTCAAGAGAATTGTCAGTGTTGGTACTGGTGGCACTAAGGTAAAAAGAATCACTGTCGGTCGTCCTATCAGTGCTGTGACTCAACATATCGGTGCAAACATCAAATCATTTGATGGGTTGGGTGATATCCCTAGTATCGAAGAGTTAAAGCTTGGTGAGTTCGGGATTAACACTCAAGACGGTAAAGTCTATATAAAGAGAGAGTATGATGGGGGAATTCAGACAATCGTAGAGATTGGAACTGGAACCGACAATCTTTCTGCTACAACAACATTCAACTCCTACATATACACCTCAGACGGAACCCTACAAACAATTGGTGGAGTTGATGATTCTGGTAACGTACTAGATTATGACCCTAACCCAAATTTCGCCTCAAAAGTTCAGGTATATCTAAACGGTGTCTTACTCAACCAAGGGATTGACTACGTTGCAGATACAGGGGACAGTATTGTCCTAACACACCTAGTAGATGCTGAGATGGTAATACAGATAGCAGCCTACAACTCGACAGGTGTTTCTCTTGGTAACGATCTTATCGTAGATGATCACTTTGCATTTACAGTAGGCACAGACGAAGAAACCAGATTCTATCACAATAGCGTAGATTCCATATTAAAACATATGGGATTCAATGGTGCTAAATTTAAGATACAATATCTTAATGATGATAGGTTTATACTGGACGATTCGGGTGTTCAACTTCTTGGCCTCTATACTTTAAATGGTGAAGCAGTTGCTACCCAAACTAAAATAGATGAACTAGAGGCAAGACTCGCGTCATTAGACAGTGACCTTGCAGCGCTACAAAATCTATAACACTTACATAATCCCTATAACAAACTACATAGTTTTTCTATAGTATAGCAAGTACTTGCCTATTCACTAGTGGATTATGCTATAATGAGTATTTTTATTAAGTTAGTCGCCGTACAAAGATTTAATTTAGTATAAATACATTGGTATTCAAACTATCACATAGTAATACATCTTATGATTAATATCAATAATAAATCTATAAACCGTATACTCGCCGAGAGTCTTTTTAACTTAGCTAAGTCCAAGGAAGTACAAGTTACAGCTGAGCCTGGGCAAGAAACTCAATTATTCGAGTTAATAGAAGGTACGTCATCATCAACCAGTGGTCGCACAGTTATACCAGAAGCACAATCTATAACTGCCTTAGGCGACACTGCACTATTCACCCTGAATGGAACCCCGACTCGTGACGATTTGATCGACGTTTGGGTCAATGACGTTCTTCAACATCCCGAAGAAATATATGAGACTATCGAAGATACTATACAGTTTTTTGAGATTCCTCCAGTAGGAACGGACATCTATATTAAATTTCGTTAATATATTATTAAATATTTTAATTATAATACAATCAACCACTCAACTATAATCTAGGAGATACCTAATGGCTTTTAGGCAGATTAAATCCGCAGCACTAGCGGATAAGGCAGTACTAAATACCAAGCTAGATGAAAGTGCAGTACAGGGACAAACCACCCTTACAGGCATGATCGATCCAGCACAATGTTTTACCCTTCTTTATGATGTCGGTACTGACTCATTAAAGAAGATTGGTGCAGACGCATTTTTCGCATCATTCTCAACAACTGATTTATCAGAAGGCACTAACCTATATTTCACTGATCAACGTGCTTCTACTGCGGTTGCAAGCGATATCGCTGCATCTGTACTAGTAGAAACTAACCGTGCTTCAGCTGCTGAGACTTTACTACAATCTAACATCGACGCAGAAGCATCTACTCGTGCTCAAGCGGACGTTACCTTACAATCTAACATTACTGCCGAAGCAACTCGTGCAACACTACGTGAAGATTCAATTGAATCAGCGTCTGTATCTGCTGATGCTGGTCTTTCTACACGTATTGATAACATCTTAAGCAACACTGACCAAAGTGCAATTGATTCGTTTGTTGAAGTAATTCAAGCATTCGAAGATGCTGATGACGTATTATCAGGTTCTATCATTGCTAATGCTTCTGCAATTACTGCGGAAACTGCACGTGCAACTGGTAAAGAGACTGAAAATGCAACTGCAATTGCAGTAGAAACTGCTCGTGCTACTGCGGCAGAAGTTGCAAACACTTCTCTACTAAGTGCAGAAGAAAGTGCTCGTATCGCTGCTGATACTGCATTGTCTGCTCGTGTTACTGTAGAAGAACAAGCCACTGTATCTCTTCAATCTCAAGTTACTGCTGAAGTTACTCGTGCTGGAGCTGCAGAAGCAGTTATCGCACAAGACCTCGCAGATGAAGTTACTCGTGCTACTGGTTCAGAAGCTGCAAACGCACAAAACTTAACAGATGAAATTGATGCTCGTGCTGTCGCTGATACTCAGGTTCGTACTGATATCGCTGCAGATATCGTTACTGCACAGAATGCTGCACAGGCACACGCCGAAGCGCAAGATGTATTACAAATTGGTGATGCTACTGTAGACGGAACTGCAAACAATACTCTAACTGATCGAATTGCAACTGCTAAATCTACCGCAGAAAGCGTTGCCTCTGTTGATGCATCTGCTAAAGTACTTGTCGAGAAGACACGTGCAGAAGCTTCTGAGTCTGGTCTACAGTCACAGATTACTTCTAATGATGGAGACATCACTGATTTACAAACTGCCGATTCAACTGAAACTGCTGCTCGTATCGCAGGCGATTCTGGTCTACAGTCACAAATCGACTTCATTACTACTAACACTGATCCTGCTGCTCTTGATTCACTAACAGAAATCGTTAGTGCATTCGAAGGTGCTGACTCAGACATGTCTGCTCTGATTGCTTCTAACACTACTGCAATCTCTAGTGAGAACACTCGTGCTACAGGTGCTGAATCTGTTCTGCAAACTAACATCACTGCTGAAGCGTCAACTCGCGGAACTGCTGATACTGGTTTACAAACTGCAATCACTGCTGAAGAAACTGCTCGTATCGCTGCTGATGCCGCGACTCTTGTATCGGCAAAAGCATATACTGATCAAGAAGCAGACTCACATCAAGCTGCCGCCACCGCACATGCTGATGCACAAGATACTGCACTTATCGGTGATGCATCTGTGAATGGTACTGCTGGTAATACTGTTACTGCTCGTATCGCAACTGCAAAATCAGAAGCAACTGCATTCACTACTACACAGGTTTCTGCTGAAGCAGCAACTCGTCTGGCTGCTGATGACGCACTGTCTCTACGAACTACTCTTCTCGAAGGTGAGATGGACACTGTTGAAGCTCTTGCTGCACAGAATGAAATCGATCTACGTGCAGAAGAAGTTGCTCGTACTTCTGGAGATGCTGATCTACAAGGTCAAATCGACGCTGAAGAAGCTGCTCGCATTTCTGGTGATGCTACTCTAACATCTTCACTAGCGACAGAAGTTTCTCGTGCACAAGGTGTTGAAGCAACTAATGCTGCCTCAGTCGTTACAGAACGTCAACGTGCAGAAGGTGTTGAAGCTGGACTACGTACTGATGTAAACACTAATACTGTAAACATTACTGCAAATGCTGGTTCTATTACTGGTGAGAACACTCGTGCTCTAGCTGCAGAATCTGCTCTAGGAACACGTATCGATAGTGCAGAGACACTTCAAGCTTCAGATCATGCTGATAACCAAGCGCAGATTACTGCCGAAGTTACTCGTGCATCTGGTGTTGAAGCAGGTCTACAGACTTCGATTACTTCTAACCAGACTCAGATCACTGCAAACGATGGCGATATTGCTGCACTAGCAACTCTACAGTCTAATGATCACGATGATAACCAAGCACAAATTACTGCTGAAGTTACACGTGCAACTGCTGCGGAAGTAGTTAATGCTGATGCGGTTGTTGCTGAAACTACTCGTGCATCTGGAATTGAAGCTGGTCTACGTACTGATGTTGATTCTAACCAGACTCAGATCACTGCAAACGACGCAGACATTCTTGCTCTAGAAACTCTACAAGCTGCTGATCATGAAGACAACCAGACACAAATCACTGCTGAAGTTGCTCGCGCTACTGCCGCAGAAGTTGTTAACGCTGCCGCTACTGCTACTGAGAAATCACGTGCAGAAGGGATCGAAGCTGGTCTACGTACTGATGTTGATTCTAACCAAACGCAAATCACTGCAAATGATGCAGACATTCTTGCATTAACAAATCTACAAGCTAGTGACCATGCAGACAACCAGACACAAATTACTGCTGAAGTAAATCGTGCATCTGGAATTGAAGCAGGTCTACGTACTGATGTCACAACTCTAGAAAGTCGTGTTGACTTTATCGTTTCTAACGATGATGGTGCTGCTCTTGATTCACTAACAGAAATCGTTACTGCGTTCCAAGGTGCTGATTCAACTTTATCAGGCGTTATTACTGCTAACTCTGGTCGTCTAACTAGTGTCGAAGGACGTGCAACTTCTCTAGAGACTCGTACTACTGATGTTGAAGCTCGTGCAACTGCTGTCGAAGGAAGAGCAACTGCTCTAGAAACTGAGCAAGGTACTCAGAACGGTCGTCTGAATGTTAATGAATCAGACATAGACGCTCTTGAAACTAAGCAAGGTTCTGCAACTCTAGCAACTACTGCAACTAACGTATCTGCTGCAATCAATGAGATTCACTCAGAACTAGATACTGAAGCTTCTAACGTCGATACTCTACAAACAGAGATGGACGCAGTCGAAGTACGTGCAACTGATCTAGAAACCGAACAGGGACTACAAGGTGGTCGTCTAACTTCTGTCGAAGGTCGTGCTACTGGTGTTGAGTCACGTGCAACTTCGCTTGAAACTAAGCAAGGTTCTGCTACTCTAGACACTGTCGCAACTGATCTCTCTGCTGCAATCAACGAATTGCACTCAGAAATGGGAACTTCTCTTACTGATTTTGATGCTCTAGTAGCTCGTGTAACTACAGAAGAAGGTAATGTCGATACTCTACAGTCTGAAATGGACTTAGTAGAAGGTCGTGCAACTTCATTAGAGACTCGTGTAACTACAGAAGAAGGTAATGTTGATACTCTACAGACTCAAATGGGTTCTGCAAGTCTTGCTACTGTCGCAAATGATGTTACTGCTGCAATCAACGAGATCCACACTGAACTAGACGCAGAAGCGGTTAAGGTTGCTACTCTAGAAAGTGAAATGAATGCTGTCGAAGGACGTGCAACTGCTGTTGAGTCACGTGCAACTGATCTAGAAACTGAACAGGGACTACAAGGTGGTCGTCTAACAGTTAACGAGAGTGACATCGATGACTTAGAAACTAAGTTAGGTACTGGTGTTTTCGATACTACTTCACAAATCATTACTGGTGCAGTCAATGAACTTCATGGTGAAGTTGATACTAATACTGCTGGACTTGTCGCTGCTGTTTCTCGTGCCGATGCCGATAGTGATGCACTTGCATCTGAAATCGTATCACGCACCGCTGCTGACACACTAATCCGTACTGATCTTGCTGCACTTAGAACTACTGATCAAGCAGACTACATTGCTCGTGACGCAGCTGTTCTTGCATCTGCACAGTCTTACGCAGAAAGTGAAGCAGACGATGGCGAAGCCGCTGCTAAGATTTACGCAGACGGAATCGTTGCTAGTGAAGCAACTCTACGTGACAATGCTGATATCGTACTTGCTGGTCAAATTACTACTGAAGCAACTGCACGTCAAGTCGCAGATAATGGTCTAGATACACGACTAGGTGTTGTTGAAGGCGAAATGTCTGCAACTCAACTTGCTGCTGGCGTAAATGCTGATGGAACATACGATACTCCAACATCCACTACCTACCTCGACGCATCTACTTCTCTAGCAGACGCTGATAAGAAGTTAGATACTGCACTCACAACCGAAAGTGCTTCACGTGTTTCTGGTGATGCAAGCTTGCAATCACAGATCACTGCTGAAATTGCTCGTGCTGGTGCTGCGGAAGGTGTTAACTCTACTGGACTAGCTGCTGAGATCGTACGTGCTACAGCTGCAGAAGTTGCAAACGGTGTATTAATCACCACTAACGCTGCTTCAATTGCATCTGAGTCATCTCGTGCACAAGGCGTAGAATCTTCATTACAGTCTCAAGTAGACTTCATCACTTCAAATACTGATGTTGCTGCACTAGACTCCCTAACTGAGATAGTTGCTGCGTTCCAAGGTGCTGATTCAACCCTAACAGGTTTAGTCGCTGCTAACCAAACTAGTATCTCAACTAACGCTTCAGGTCTTGCACAAGAGATCACTGATCGAATTGCTGGTGATACAGCAGTACGTAGTGAATTCGCAGCTGCTGACTCAGGTCTACAGACTCAAATTGACGGACTAGTATCTAAGTCTGGAGACGCGATGACTGGTGTCCTAGCAATGGGCAGTAACAAGATTACTGGTCTTGCTGATGGTGTTGCTAATGGCGATGCTGCAAACAAGGGACAATTAGTTTCTGGTCTTGCTGCTCAACATATCTCTCAGTTCGATACTGACGATCTTGCTGAAGGCGATAAGAAGTTCTTCTCTGACGCACTTGCTCGTGCTGCTATCTCTGTTACAGATGTTGACGGTGAAGGTAATGTATCTTACGACAATACTACAGGTGTCCTATCAGTATCAACTGGTAAAGGATTCCTAGAGTTAGAAGATGTCGTAGAATCTACATACACTGGACACGAAGGTTTCGTTGCACGTGTTAAGAGTGACGGTTCTGGAATTGAATTCCTAGACCCAACTCAGTTGGCATTCAATGATGCAAAACGTCAGGTAATTTCTGGTGACGGAGCACAGAGCACATTCGCTCTAAACTTCTATACTCAAGAAGTTAACGCAATGGTATTTGTTGGTGGTGTTATTCAGGATCCATCGGTTCACTATACGATTGATGCTGCTAATCAACAAATTACTTTCATGGCTGCTCTCCCAGTTGGAACTCAAGCGGTAGTTATCGCTCAGTCTACTAACTCGGTTGGTGTACTAGATCCTAAGTCGGTCGGTCTTGAAACTCTTGCTGATAACATCAAAGTCTTCGAACAGGGTAACGATGTTGTTGTTGGAACTTCTGCTACAGTAGTTTCTACATTCAACAAAGTGATTACACGTTCTGCTAAGTACGTAGTCACCGTAGAAAGTAACGGTGAATTCGAAACTCGCGAATGTCTAGTTATCCATGACGGAACAGAAGCATATATAACTGAGTACGGTATTCTATTCACAGGTACTAATGTACTTGGTGATACCGACGTTCAGGTAAACGGTTCAAGTGTTGAGTTGACATATACAGCTGCTATTGCTGGTGCGGTAGTATCAGTATCCGCTTCGTATATCGACGCATAATTTAATAATTCGGGGGTGGCTTCTGTCCACCCCCATCCCCTCAAACATTTTAAAAGGTATTAAATAAAATGAGTTCTACAAACAATAAGAAATTTAGAATACAAAATGGCGCTGCGATTACTGGTGAAGTAACCGTAAACGACCAAGTTGTAATAACCGAAGCTGGTATAGTTACCGTTCCTGCTATCTCCGCAGCAGTTGCATCTATTGTCGCATCCGACATTGCAACACTACAGAGTCAAGTAGACGCGATCCTAGGTACTTCTCCAGAAAGCCTGAATACACTACAAGAAATTGTTTCTCTTTTCCAAAGCGAAGATGGTGACATTCAAACTTTAATTACAAACAACTCAACTGCAATTACTGCAATGCAGGCTACTTTAACAAGTGGTGTTGCAACTACTGCACAGGGTGCTAAGGCAGACACTGCGGTACAACCAGAAGACTTCTTCACGGTTGCCGATGGTACTACAACTTCATATGTTCCCGATTGGACACCGTCTTGGCCTTCTGGTTACACTACAACAGCTTACTCAAGTCCTCTAAATTTAGTAGCGGATTTATCATCTAGTCCAGATGGACATAGTGTTGTTGTCTATAAATCTGGGTCAGGACAATCTACTAAAGAATATCAAATTAGAGTATTTAACCCATCTGGTACTCAGATAAAAAATTGGAATTTTGATGTTGGTCGTCTGGAAGGAACAAATGGGTTTACCCATGAGGGAAAAAGACATGAAAGTGTCTTCAGTGCCGACATTACAGATACCCATGTTGTCATCATGGGCCCGCAACATACAGCAACCGGCCAAATTTCTACCGTTGAGGTATATGCACTGTCCGATTTAAACACTCCGGTCGGTTTTGATAACTATGGTGGATTTGGATTTTTTGATAACGAGTTTACTTCTGGGTCAATTTCCAATCTTGACGGACAATCTGCTCATATAAGAATAGTAGGAGACTACATTGTTGGTGGTAGTAAAGGTAAAGGTGTTACTATTACTAACAAACGATGGAAAGCATTTAATTGGAAGACTGGTGTAGCAGTGGCAGGAATTCCAGCAACTCATGATAGAAATTTCTACAATATGTCTGTGGATAAATCTACAGGATGGGTTTATATTTCAATGTCGGTCTATCAAGGTGGTGACAGTTGGAACGAAGTTAGGGGTTATAATATACTCACTGGACAAACCGCTGTTACAATCGATTCAGGTGTGGTTTGGAATGGACAATTTTCGAATAGCTCTAATTTTAATGAAGATAATCAACCCGGCCAAGTTGCTGTTGGTAGTAAGTATGTTGTAGTTTCTCCAGGCAAAAATGTTGGTAGTGGATGTAAAACTATCAAGGTATATGCTTTAGGAACCAATAATTTAGTGACTTCAATAACTGAGAATTCTGCCATTAGAGTAGGTATCGCTGGAACAAGTGGTGGTGAAGGTTTTGCTTCTACTATGGGTAATGCTGTAGTATTCACAGCGGATATGTACCCTTCAAATATATATAATATACATGTGTATAATGTTGAAGATAACGGTACTAAAACCGAAATTGAAGTATTAAGTGTTTCTAGAACCTATAATTATCCAATAGCGCATTTGGGTGAGAGTCATTCCCTTTGGAGTGCTGGTGGTAAGTCACAAGGAAATCCTGCTTATTCTTATAGTAGATTTACACCTGGCCCTGTAACACAAGTAAATACTCCTAATGTTGATGCATCTACAATCGCATCTAAAGCATACGTTGATTCTGCTGTTGTTGCTGCCGATGTTTCTGGTGCACTCGCTACTGCAAGTGCTGATGCAACTACGAAAGCAGATGCCGCACAAGCTGCAGCAATCTCTACCGCAAGTGCTGACGCAACGACTAAAGCAGATGCCGCACAAGCTGCAGCAATCGCTGCTGCCGGAACTGCCGCTACTACCGCAGTTGCTAATGTAATTGATACTGCTCCTGCCGCATTGGATACGTTGAATGAACTAGCTGCTGCTTTGGGTGATGATGCGAACTTTGCATCAACTGTTACTGCTTCAATTGCTACTAAGGCAGATGATACTGCGACTACTACTGCTCTTGCTACTAAGGCAGATGACGCTGCAACTACTACTGCTCTTGCAACTAAGGCAGACGTTACTACTGTTACTGCTATCGAAGATTTCTTGAATGGTAATGCTGGTGGGGACGAAACTCCAACTGTAGAATCTACTATTATGTCTCCTGTAAGCAGTGATGATTGGGGACAACAAGTTATAGTACATGATGATGTAGTTTTGGTAAGAGATGGTACGTATATGCGAATCTATTCTCCTAATGATTTAGTTAATCATCTAGAGTTATTTGGCGCATCCGCCTGGGATGCATTTGCATACGATCCAGTTACCAAGATTCTTATGGCTGGTAATAGCCAGTCTGGTACTGGTCAGAACGGTCATATTAACTTCTTCCATCTATCAGAACTAATAGCAGGCACAGGGCCGAAGAGACAAAGTTCTGTCCTTACTTTAGATTCTGCAGCCACTTCTGATCCAAACTTTGGTAGATCTGTTGCTTTCGCTGATGGTAAATTCTATGCCGCTAAATATGACACAAGTAATAATGCTACACCAATGGTTCACGTTTGGAATGCGAGTGATATTGCTGCTCAAATGCCTACTGGCGGATCAGAAATATTGTCAATAACACCGATAACAATTACAGCTCCTGCGACCGCAGATCCTCGTGGTTATTGGGGATATGATATGGCAGCTGCTGGAAACTATTTCTATGTTTTCGATATGTTCTACAGTCAAGTATCAAATACAGCTGGCGCAATATTTGTTTATAACACTTCTGATAATCAACTTGTAGCTACATTAGAGTGTTCAGATCAAGTTAAGTACTTTGTGGCTGCTACCGAAAATTATTATGCTGTTCATTGGCATGGTTCCAATCCTACTAAAACTAGGGTTTATCAAGCTGGAACAAATACCCTTGTTGCTGAAATTGATGATGCTGTAATATCAGCTGATAGAATGTACGAATTTGGTGATAGGTTGTCGGTTGGATGGAAAGCATATCCTTACGATGAAAATGGAGCTTATATTCCAGATGCTGATAAAGGTGTGGCAATATATGATACTAGTGATTTTTCTAAGGCACCAATAAAGATTATTACTGGTTCAGAACATCATAGTGTATCTTCTGCCCAGAAATTATACGCACACACTGAACCTAATGTACAGGTATATGATGTTTCTTCACTTGGTGGTTTCTCATTACAAGATGACTTGGAAGCACTAATAACTGCTAACACTTCTGCAATTACTGCTGAGACAACTGCAAGAACTGCCGCTATCGCTGCAATTCCTGCAACTGACCTTTCTCCATACTCAACTACTGTACAGACGACTTCTGCAATTGCTACTGCTAAGTCAGAAGCTCAGTCTTATGCAGATCAAGTTGTTGCTTCGACCATTGATGCTGCTCCTGCTTCTTTAGATACTCTTAACGAACTAGCTGCTGCTCTGGGTGACGATGCAAACTTTGCATCAACTATCACTGCATCTATCGCAACTAAAGCAACTGCTGCTGATCTTACTGCATTAGAAGCACAGATCACTGGTGGCGTTGCAACTCTCGCACAGGGTGCTCTTGCTGATACTGCGTTACAACCAGCAGACATTGTTGCATTAGAATCAAAGACTACTGGTGTTGCATACGACGCGAGTTCAACTAATGTTGATGTGGAAGCTACATTAGATATGCAGACTAACGCAATCATAAATGTTGCTGCTCCTTCTGCAGCTGATGATGCCGCAACTAAAGCATACGTTGACGCTGAGACAACTGCTAGAGGAACTGCAATAACATCTGCTATCTCCACTGCAAGTGCTGACGCAACTACGAAAGCAGATCAAGCAGAAGTAGACGCAAAGGCATATGCTGATCAAGTTATTGTTTCGATTATTGATGGTGCTCCTGCCTCCTTGAATACGTTGAATGAACTAGCTACCGCATTAGGAGATGACGCAAACTTTGCATCAACTGTTACTGCATCTATCGCAACTAAGGCTGATGACGCTACGACTACTGCTGCTCTTGCAACTAAAGCAAGTGTAACAGACGTTACCGCATTAGATGATTTGGTTGGTGCTAGTGAAGTAGTGACTGATATAGGTCATTCGAGCTCGATTTGGAATACTTTTGATCATAATGTGCAACCATACACTATGAGCACTAGAAGATTAAACATGGTTGGCCAACAACCTCTTCTTATGAACAGCACATTGGACGCTGGCACTTACACCTTTACATTCGATAGTGGTATTAACGGCGAAGTAAACGTAGCGGTATTAGACCCTAGCTGGGATTTCAGTACTGCTTCGGGAACGTATGACGCTAGATGGAATAATTCTGCTAGTTCTAGGGTTGCTCCGTATTTCACTGCTCCAGTATATGGGAGTGGTCAGTCGTTCACTTTCACTTTATCTTCTCCAGCAAACCTTGCTGTTCGGGCGGTGGCAAACGGAATTCTATACAGTGTATCTCTAGTAAAGGTTGCAGCTGCACCAACTCTAGACACGAATGCATCTGTAGTTATCCCTGCTATCAACGAACTGCATGCAGAGATCTCTGCTGAGACAACTGCTAGAGGAACTGCAATAACATCTGCAATCTCTACTGCAAGTGCTGATGCAACGACTAAAGCAGATGCTGCTCAAGCTGCCGCGCAATCTTATGCTGATGGTGTTGGTTCAGCTGCGGTTGCTAGTGTAATTGACGCTGCTCCTGCTTCGTTAGATACTCTTAACGAACTAGCTGCTGCTCTAGGAGATGATGCAAACTTCGCATCAACTGTTACTGCATCTATCGCAACTAAGGCAGATGGTACTACAACTACTGCAAGCATTGCAACTGCTAAGTCAGAAGCAATTGCTGGCGGAATCGCTGGTGCCAAGGCTATGTTGATTGGTGGTCTATGTATCACTTATGATCCAGCAACTGGTACTATCTCTATAGACGAAACAGAAACTGCAGCACAGTTACACGTTGCTTCTTCTGGAAATGCTAATGCGCTAGGTAGTCAATCACCTTCGCACTACCGTATCGATGTTTATGATGTAAACGGTACTATTGTTAACTAATCTTAAAGTAAAACTAAGATATAAAGGGGAGACTTCGGTTTCCCCTTTTTTTTACATTTCTTTTTCATATAAATAAACGTATAAATAGTATGTAACAACATTGGACTATATTCATGTATTCAACAAATAGAGAAGAACTAATAGATTACTGCCTACGTGCCTTAGGGCATCCGGTAGTTGAAGTCAACATAGACGAAGAACAACTAGACGACCGTATTGATGAGGCGTTACAGTGGTTCCGCGAGTTTCATCCGGACGGCTCTAAACGATACTATCTAAAACACCAATTGACACAGACTGATATAGATAATCAAACTGTAGATTTGGCAGACAACTTAGATATATCCGCAGTTGTTAGAATGGTTCCTATGACTTTCAATAATGCTCACTCAGGTTGGTTTAGTGATGCATGGCAGGTTATGGCACATACTATTACAGATTTTACTAGTAGTTCTGGTGTTATGGGTGACCTTGCATACTATGAACAGATGCAGCAGAACCTATCCATGCTAGACATGAAGTTGGGTGGAATACCACAGATCACCTTTGATAGGCAATACAATCGTATTAACCTACACATTTCCAAAACAAACCTTAAAGTAGACGACTACGTATTGTTCGAAGTCTATGCCATTAGAAATCCAGATTCTACCGTTGCGGAATACAATTCCCTATGGAATCATAGATTCTTAAAAGAATATGCTACCGCAATTATAAAGCGTCAATGGGGTACTAACCTAATCAAATTTGATGGGATGACATTGCCTGGCGGAGTCACCGTCAACGCACGTCAAATTTACGAAGATGCTATACAGGATATAGAGAAAATGATGGAAAGATTCCGCAATGAGGAAGATGAAGGCCCGATCTTCTTCGTGGGGTAATTCATGGCAACTAATCCATATATCAGTCAAACACACAGACCGGAACAGAATCTTTACGAAGACATTCTGATCGAATCAATAAAATTCTATGGACAGGATATATATTATCTTCCAAGAGAACTTGTTGAACGAGAAGAAATCTTTCTAGATAGCATCCAGTCAAAGTTCTCTGACGCATATAAAGTTGAAGTGTATATTGAAAACACTGATGCTTTCGATGGTGAGGGAGACCTATTCACTAAGTTTGGTATCGAACTGAGAGACCAAGCAACATTTGTAATTGCTCGTCGTAGATGGCAAGAGTTGATCGGTGATCGTCTTACTGAGAAACATTTCCGTCCTAGGGAGGGTGATGTTATTTTCCTTCCTCTAACACAATCACTTTTCGAAGTTAAAAAGGTAGAGACCGAATCACCATTCTACCAGTTATCACAACTACCACAATTCCGTATGCAATGTGAATTGTTTGAGTTCTCTGATGAAGACTTTGATACTGGTATTGAGACCATCGACCAAGTCGAAGAAGAGCACGCATTCCAATACGAACTTACAATGGAAGTGACTGGTGATGACCAACACTATTCGCCTGGCGAAGATGTTTATCAGGACTATACTACTTACAGAATCGAGGGAGAAGTAACCTACTTCAACGCTGAAACTCGTCTACTCAAGATTGCTCATACAGGATCCACTGGCGGAAAACTTCGCACGTGGGGAACTGATAGACCAGTAATGGGTAACTGGGGAGCATTAACTCCGGTATCTGTAACTGATGGTATAAACGAACTTCAACCACTATCTCAAAATAAAGTGTTCGAGAACTTCGCTACAGATTTCGTTGACTTTTCTGAGAACAATCCATTCGGAGATATATCATAATGATGGGAGGTCACTTCTACCACAAACGTGTCCGTACTTGTGTTGCCGTATTCGGTTCACTATTTAATGACCTACATGTTTTGAGAACAGACTCAGCAGGAAAGGTATTATCTCAAGTCAAGGTTCCTTTATCATATGCTCCAAAGAGATCGTTTATAGAACGTCTAGAAGAGATGAGCAATGGAGAGGAAGCAGAACGTAGAGTTGCTATAAAACTTCCACGTATGTCTTTTGAAATTACTTCTATTGCATATGATGCAGTACGCCAGTTACCTAAAGTAAATGGTTTCGGTGGTATAGTATCTTCGGATAATGCCTCACAACGTAAGATGTATGTTGGCGTTCCATATAATATTTCGTTTTCTCTTTCCATATATGCTAAGTCTCAAGACGACGCGTTACAGGTTGTTGAACAAATAATTCCATATTTCGCACCACAATATACTCTCACAGTAAAACCTTTTGCTGATCAACCAGATATCAAAGAAGACGTTCCAATAGTATTAAGTGGGTTAGACTTTCAAGATGATTTTGAAGGCCCTGTAGAGCAGAGACGTACTATTATATACACTATGAACTTTGAAATGAAAGTTAACTTCTATGGCCCTGAACTCACTTCTCCGATTATTCGTGAAGTAAACACCAATTTGAATCTCACAACTCCGGAAGGCGACACTCTTCTGGAAACTATAAATACTACACCAACACCTATAGACGTGAGTCCAGACGGTGACTATGGATTTAATACTGATATAATCTTGCCAAATAATTAGGTAATACGTGATGAGTGATTCAAGCAATGTCCCTGCCGTGGTTGATGATGTGCAGGCTAAGAATATAACTACAGATTATGAATATTCAAGAGAGACTTACTACGACCTAATCGAAAAAGGTCGGGAGTCTTTAGAGTTGATGATTGAAGTTGCGCGAGAGTCAGAACACCCTCGTGCGTTCGAAGTTCTTTCTGGTATGATCAAAGGTATCTCTGACGTTAACGATAAGTTAATGGATCTGAATAAAAAGCAGAAAGAAATTACCAAAGAAGATGCTCCTAGCGAATCGTCTAGTGGGGGTACTACAAACAATAATCTATTTGTGGGGTCTACGACAGATCTCCAGCGTATGCTATTGGGCGCATCTGATGAGAAAATAATTGATCAGGACGAAAATGATGAAGAAGAATCCGAAGATTAAAATGAATAATGGCGCAGAGTTTGATGCTTTAACTAATGCAAAGCAATGGTATTGTTACTTGACAAAGGCAGGAGTTTCTGCTAATATCAAGAAAGGATACAACAAGCGATTTAGAAGGGAAGGTAAAAAGGAATGTGATATTGTCGAATAAGACGATACACTTATATTATGGCATCTTTTACTAAAAATTCTTATCTCGGAAACCCACAGGTCAAACGCGACGGTGTGTCTGAGGAGTGGGATAAAAAACAACTGCGCGAATATCGCAAGTGTATGAATAACCCTGCTTACTTTTGTAAAAAGTATGTTAAGGTCGTGCACCTAGATAGAGGTCTGGTACCTTTTAAGTTATATGATTATCAAGAGGAGATGTTTAACCACTTCAATGATAATCGATTCTCCATTGTTCTTGCTTGTCGACAGTCCGGTAAATCTATATCGTCTGTAGGTTACATCCTATGGTACTCTCTATTCCACCCAGAGAAGACTATTGCTATCCTTGCTAACAAGGGTGCGACTGCACGTGAGATGTTATCTCGTGTTACATTGATGTTAGAGAATCTTCCGTTCTTCCTCCAGCCTGGATGTAAGGCACTCAACAAAGGGTCTATAGAATTCTCTAACAACTCACGAATCATTGCGGCTGCAACGTCTGGGTCTTCTATTCGTGGTATGTCGGTCAACCTATTGTTCCTAGATGAGTTTGCATTCGTAGAGAATGCGGCAGAGTTCTACACTTCTACATACCCAGTAATCTCATCTGGTGTGGACACAAAGGTTATCATAACAAGTACCGCAAACGGTATCGGTAATACTTACCAGAAGATATGGGAAGGTGCGGTACAGAAGGTTAATGAATATAAACCATTCCGTGTGGATTGGTGGGATGTGCCTGGCAGAGATGAGAAGTGGAAAGCACAAACTATCGCAAACACTTCGCAGTTACAGTTTGACCAAGAGTTTGGTAATACATTCTTTGGTACTGGTAATACTCTTATTGAGGGTCAAGTACTTCTTGACTTACGTGCTAGAGAACCTATTAGAAGATTAGAAGGTGGTGACCTATTAGTCTATGAAGACACAATCGAAGATCACCAGTATATCATGACCGTAGATGTTTGTCAAGGGCGTGGTCAGGATTATTCTACATTTAATATCTTCGATGTTTCGGTACAGCCATTTAAACAAGTCTGTGTTTATCGCAACAATAGAATATCCCCGATACTATATCCTAATATCATTTACAAATATGCCACTGCATATAATGAAGCATATGCTGTTATTGAAAATAACGATCAAGGAATGGTGGTGTGTGTTGGATTGTATCAAGATTTAGAATATGAGAACATCCACTTAGAGTCAGCAATCAAGGCAGACTCCATTGGTATTCGTATGGACAGAAAGGTTAAACGAATCGGGTGTTCGTCAATTAAGGATATCATAGAAAACCATAAACTGGATCTCGTTGATGAGAATACTATTATGGAGGTGTCGACTTTCATATCTAAAGGAACATCTTTCGAAGCTTCGACTGGTAACCACGATGACTTAATGATGAATCTGGTGATGTTTGGTTATTTTGTTAGCACACAGTCTTTCGGTGATATGACCGATGTGAACATAAAACAAATGTTATTCGATCAACGTATGAAAGAGATTGATGACGATGTATTGCCATTTGGAATTTATGACAACGGATTAGAGAATATTCCGGTGCCCGTTAATGATGATCCATATAGCATGGATTGGGCGACATATGACCCCGAAGCTTGGTAAACTTGCAATAAGTATAAATAGATACATTGAAAGAAATACTCCGTATTATGTTTAACTTATTATACCTTAACTAAAAAAAGGACACGATCATGACTCTAAAATTTTCTGAGTCACCAGCAGTACAGATCAAAGAAATTGACTTAACAGGATCCGTTCCTGCTGTCACTTCTACGACTGGTGCTTTAGTAGGTGACTTCAACTGGGGCCCAGTCGGCACTCCAATTCTAATCGGTAACGAAACTGAACTGGCTGCTGTTTTTGGAAACCCTACCGCAGGAACTGAGGGCGTGAAAGATTTTCTTTCTGCCGCACACTTCCTAAAATATTCTTCAAGTTTGTATGTTGTTAGAACATCTTCTAATGCTACTACCGCGTCAAGTGGTGCTGTCTCTGCAAAACATCCCGGCCTTCTAGGTGACTCAATCGTAGTTTCGGTTTGTGGCGCTGGTACCGATGATGGTGATGCTAATACTAACGAATTTGATACATGGGCATACGCACCTGCATTCTCTGGTGCACCAGATGCCGCTTTAAACGAAATTCACGTTGCTGTAATAGTAGACGGTGATGTTACCGAAACTTATGAATACGTTTCAACTGTTTCAGGTGCAACGACCTCAAACGGCACTAACAACTTTGTCGTTGATGTTATTGCTGCTCGCTCTTCTTGGATACAGATGGATGACGTAACAATCGATAGCGGTGTTGCACAACTAGCCGCAGAAGATTTCGTCCTTGCTGGTGGTGGTACAGGTATTCCCCACGTTCAATCTACAGTCGGACAACACATAATTAGTTTAGATCAATTCGCAAACAAAGATTCTATCCAGATCGACTTTTTGATTGCTCCAGCCTCACAAGGACAGGATATAGCAGCAATCCATACTGCAATAACAGCGATAGCAGAACAGCGCAAAGATTGTGTTGCTGTAGCATCTATAGATTATAACTCTGCCCTTGCTGGCACGGCTTCAACATATATTGGTGTCGTTGATATCGATTCTTCTTACTTAGTACTAGATAGTAACTGGATAAGAGTTTACGATAAGTATAACGATAAGTATGAATTCATTCCAGCAGCATCTTCTACAGCAGGCGTTATGGCAGCAACGGACAAAGTCTCTGCGCCATGGTTCTCACCAGCTGGTTCACGTCGTGGACAATACCTAGGTGTAACTGAGTTACTACATAACCCAAGCAAAACTTCCAGAGACCAATTGTACAAGGCAGGGATTAACCCTATAGTAAGTATGCCTGGTCAAGGTATCATGTTGTTTGGTGACAAAACTAAGGAATCACGTCCATCTGCATTTGACCGTATCAACGTTCGTCGTCTATTCTTGACCATCGAAAGAGCGATCAGCAAAGCAGGCGAGAACGTGATGTTCGAATTCAACGATGAGTTTACTCGTGCAGAATTCGTTAATATCGTAGAACCATTTCTACGTGAAATACAGGGTCGTCGTGGTATCACTGACTTCCGTCTTGTTTGTGACGAAACAAACAACACGGCCGAAGTTATTGACCGCAACGAATTTATAGCATCATGCTTCATCAAACCAGCACGTTCAATCAACTACGTAACGTTAAACTTCGTAGCAGTAAGAAGTGGTGTTGATTTTGAAGAAGTCGCTGGCAGGGGAGTATAATCATGTCATTAAGAGTCGATGATTTTAAAGCAAAACTAAAAGGTGGCGGTGCACGTCCCAATCTATTTCGTGCAACCATCAACTTCCCAGCATATGCCGGCGGAGATGTAGAACTTACATCATTCATGTGTAAAGGCGCAGCACTACCAGCATCAATTATGGCTGTTATTGAAGTACCTTTCCGTGGTCGTCAATTGAAGATCGCTGGAGACCGTACATTCGAACCGTGGACAGTTACCGTTATTAACGATACTGACTTTAGTACACGTAACGCCATGGAAAAGTGGATGAACGGTATGAATGGACATACTAATAATACTGGTATTACTAATCCTGTCGCTTATCAAGCAGATCTTATTGTAGATCAGTTAGATAAAGATGGTTCAGTATTGAAGACTTATAACTTCCGTGGATGTTTCCCAACTAACGTTGCGGCAATTGACCTAAGTTATGAGACTAACGATGCTGTCGAAGAGTTTACGGTTGAATTCCAAGTCCAGTACTGGGAGTCAGATACTACCAGTTAATTCTAGTATAAGTAGTACTATGGGGGGTGGTTCTCCACCCCTCCTTTTATTATTAAGAGATTTTTATGGCAGACAATAACTTATTTAAAGCATTTGGATTCGAAATAAAGAGATCTAAAGCTTCAGGCAAAGAAGACGACAAGGCAACTTCCATTGTCCCTAAAGTGGACGAAGATGGTGCTGGATACGTCACGGCCTCTGGTTCTTACTTCGGTCAGTACGTGGATATGGAAGGTACTGCTGCAAAGGACAATCAAGAACTAATCATAAAATATCGCGGTATGGCAGAACATCCAGAATGTGATGCTGCAATCGAAGATATCATCAACGAGTCTATAGTTACTTCTGAACTAGAAGCTTCTGTGTCGGTCAACCTAGATAAGGTTGAAACCACAGACAAAATCAAAAAAACCATAACCGAAGAATTTAACAATGTAATTTCAATGTTGAACTTCGAAGAGTATGGTCACGAAATATTCCGATCATGGTATGTCGATGGAAGATTATATCATCATCTAGTAGTAAACGAATCTAACATGAAAGCAGGTATTCAAGAAGTTCGCCCTATCGATGCTACTAAAGTTCGCAAGGTGAAAGAGGTTCAATACAAAAAAGATGCCAAGACTGGTGCTAAGATCGTTGACAAGACTAATGATTTTTACATCTATCAGGAAAGAGCAGGTGCTAACAATGGTATCAAGCTAACTCCGGATTCTATTTCGTATGTCACTTCTGGTCTTCTAGATAACAGTAAGAAACGTGTACTGTCATATCTACAGAAGGCAATGAAACCAGTAAACCAATTACGCATGATGGAAGACTCACTAGTCATCTATCGTATGGCACGTGCACCTGAACGTCGTATCTTCTATATTGACGTAGGTAACATGCCCAAAGGTAAAGCAGAACAACATCTAAAAGACATCATGGCTCGTTATCGAAACAAAATCGTTTACGATGCTAACAGCGGTGAAGTTAAAGATGGTCGTAAACACATGTCTATGCTCGAAGACTTCTGGTTGCCACGAAGAGAAGGTGGTCGTGGTACAGAGATAAGTACATTGCCGGGCGGTGAAAACCTAGGACAGATTGACGATATCATTTATTTTCAAAAGAAGTTGTATCGTTCTTTGAATGTTCCTATGAACCGTTTGGAGCAAGAGAACCAATTCTCTCTAGGTAGATCTACAGAGATCAACCGTGATGAAGTTAAGTTCCAAAAGTTTATTGATCGTCTACGCAGAAAGTTTTCTCAACTATTCTTGGGAATTCTAAAGAAGCAGCTTATCATGAAAGGTATATGTACCGATCAAGATTGGAACGACTGGAAGAACCAGATTCAGGTAGACTATACTAGAGACAACCATTTCTCTGAATTGAAAGACGCAGAGCTATTGCGAGAACGTCTACAGACAATGGATCAGATCTCTAGTTATGTCGGAGAATATTTCTCACGTGAGTGGGTAATGAAAAATGTAATGATGTTTAATGCTGAAGATATCGAAGAGATGTCAGCACAAGTTGAAGCCGAAAACGAAAACGGTTCAGATGAAGAAGAGGAAATGTGATAATGAGTGAAGTAGAAACAAACCCAACATTAGATTTTGTAAGCGCACTTCAAGGTGGAGATTATAATTCTGCACAAGAACTGTTTAATGGTATCTTAGGTGGCAAAATGCAAGACACCCTAGACGCCGAGAAGGTGGCAGTAGCAGACAGTATCTTCAACGGTGTGGAACCAGTCGACATGGAAATGACCGACGAAGAAGTAGACGATGTCCTAGGCTCTGAGGTCTCTGAGGAAGAGGATTCGTCAGAAATAGCCTAATTTGGCACGATAAGTTTGTTATAAATACTTTTTTGTATAAATACTCCTAAACGAGGACTAATTGTGAAAACATTTAAAGATTTACGGGAAGCGAAAGATACCGTCGTCTTCAAGAAGAAGATGTCAGGTTACCCTGTAGTTATCACAAAAACTGCCAAGGGATTTCACCTATCTATTGATGGGGATTCTGTGGACACGTTTAAGTCTCAGAAAGAAGCGGAATCAACCGCGAAACAAGTCCTCAAAGACTTAGGAAAATAAAATGAAACTGATTAGCGAATACGTAGAACACGATGTACAATGCATTGTAGAGGCTAAAGATAATGGTGAGAAGAATTACATTATCGAAGGTGTATTTGCACAAGCAGATAAAAAGAATCGTAACGGACGTGTTTACCCGAAAGCCATTATGGAACGAGCGGTAACCAAGTACGTTGATGAACAGGTTAGCAAGAAGAGGGCGGTCGGTGAGTTAAATCATCCGGAAGGCCCAACTGTTAACTTGGATAAAGTTTCGCATCTCATCACTGATCTCCGTTTGGAAGGAATTGATGTGGTCGGAAAGGCACAAATATTAGATACCCCTATGGGTAAGATCGTAAAAGGTCTACTTGAGGGCGGTGTTCAATTAGGTGTGTCAACTCGTGGTATGGGAAGTCTTGAGCAAAAGAATGGCGTCATGTACGTCAAAGATGACTTTATTCTGAATACGGTAGACATTGTACAAGATCCAAGCGCCCCTGAAGCTTTTGTTAATGGGATAATGGAAGGCGTAGACTGGATCTGGAATAACGGCATCTTACAACCTCAAGTCATTGAAGAGATAGAGACTGAAATCAAGCAAACTCCGATTGCGCATCTTCCAGAAGTGCAGATTCGGGAATTCAAGAATTTCCTCTCGTTAATCAAATCTAAACTATAAGGAGTCATCTATGACTGATCTTAATAAACAAGTCGAAGCTGAACTTCACGAATCTGATATTAACGAAATCGTGGAGGAAACTCTCGAAGAAGCACAAGCTCCTGCATCTAAAGGTGTATCGACCGACGGCCAGGAAGTTTCTGAGCCAGAGTCAATCGCATCTGTAGACAAAGCAGCCGACGCAACTTCTAAGGCTTCATTACCAAAAACTAAGGCAGGTATGATCAATGCGATGTACCAGTCCTTAAATAAAATGAAAAAGGGCGACCTCACGGCAGCCTATTCGAAGATGATGGAAGGTATTGACCTAGAAGACGTTATTGCGGAAGAGGCTAACACTCAGTCTGAACTTGCAGCAATCGTTGACGGTGAAGCAACTCTGTCAGAAGAGTTCAAAGAAAAGACATCTTTAATTTTTGAAGCAGCTGTTAAAACTAAGCTGTCCGAAGAAGTTACTCGTCTTGAAGAGCAGTACACCGAAGAACTTGCAGAAGAAGTTAATTCGATTAAAACTGACCTAGTCGGTAAAGTCGATTCTTACCTAAACTACGTTGTTGAATCTTGGATGGAAGATAACAAGTTAGCGATCCACTCCGGTCTTCGTACCGAAATCGCTGAAGGGTTTATGGAAAAAATGAAAGACGTGTTTACAGAGTCTTACATTGATGTTCCAGAGTCTAAGGTAGACCTAGTTGATGAATTAGCATTACAAGTAGAAGAGTTAGAAGAAAAACTAAACTCAACTACAGGTGACGCGATTCAACTTGCTGAAGAACTAGAATCTTACAAGCGTGATTCAATCATTGCTGAAGCTTCTCGTGGACTAGCAGACACACAAGCGGAAAAGTTAAATGGACTATTACAAACAGTTGAATTTGAAAGTGAAGAATCATTCACCGCCAAAGTAACTACTGTTAAAGAGTCATACTTTTCAAAAGAAATCCCTGAGCAACTCGAAGAATCTGCAGCCGTCACAGACGAAGCTGAAGAAGAAATCGAAGTATCTTCCTCTATGGAAGGGTACATCTCTGCTCTAAGAAAAACCTCTAAGAAATAAGGAATAATAAAATGAACAAATCATTTGATCAATTGATCGAAAAATGGTCACCAGTTCTTAATGAAGAGTCTGCTGGCAAAATTACTGACTATCAGCGTAAAGCTGTAACAGCTCAAGTACTAGAAAACCAAGAACGTGCACTTATGGAAGAGCGTTCAGCTTCACAAGGTTTCTTAACTGAAACTGCAACAAACGCAACTGGTTCTGGCGTTAACAATTGGGATCCAGTTTTGATCTCTCTAGTCCGTCGTTCAATGCCTAACCTAATGGCATATGACGTATGTGGCGTTCAGCCAATGTCAGGCCCAACTGGTCTCATCTTCGCGATGAAGTCACGTTACACTGCACAAGACGGTACTGAAGCACTATTCAACGAAGCAGACTCTGCATTCTCTGGATCAGCTTCAAGCACACAATCTGGCGATTCGTCAGGTCTTTCTGGTTTTGACGCAGCAGCACAAACTGGTCGTTCTACAGATGCAGCCGGTCGCCCAATGGGTACTTCTGTTGCTGAATCTCTAGGAAATACTGGCCCAGCATTCGCAGAAATGGGTTTCTCAATCGAGAAGCAATCTGTTGTTGCTAAGTCACGTGCTCTTAAAGCAGAATACTCTCTAGAACTAGCACAAGATCTTAAAGCAATCCACGGTCTTGACGCTGAAACTGAACTTGCTAACATTCTTTCTACTGAGATCCTTGCGGAAATCAATAGAGAAGTTATCCGTACAATTAACACTCAAGCAGTGTTAGGTGCACAACAAGCTTCAGTAGCACAAAATGGTGTATTCGACCTAACTACAGACGCAGACGGACGTTGGTCAGCAGAGAAGTTTAAAGGTCTAGTAATTCAATTAGATCGTGAAGCAAACCAGATCGCTAAGACAACTCGTCGTGGTAAGGGTAACATCGTTATCTGTTCTTCTGACGTTGCTACTGCTCTTGCTGCTTCTGGACAACTTGACTTCCAAGTTGGCGCTGGTCTACAGATCGACGACACTGGTAATACTTTTGCTGGTACTCTAAATGGTAAGATGAAAGTTTACATCGATCCATACGCGACTACTGACTATGTTACAGTTGGTTATAAAGGCACTAACGCTTATGACGCAGGTGTTTTCTACTGCCCATACGTGCCATTACAAATGGTTAAAGCAGTTGGCGAGAATGATTTCCAACCACGTATCGGGTTCAAAACTCGTTACGGAATGGCTTCTAACCCATTCGTATCTCCAGCTGGCGAGCAGAACATTGCCGCTACTGCCGGAATCAACACGTACTACCGTATCTTCCGCGTCGACAACATCATGTCGTAAGCGAAAGTTTACAAAAAATAGAACTAGTTCACTAGTCGTTTTAAGGGAGTCTTCGGACTCCCTTTTTTTATGTGTTAAATAATGCATATATATGAGGGTATCAAATAATAAGGAAAGTAATTGCCAAGGATGGCGCTTATTATTATATAAATATATGGTATACTAGAGGGTATCTCATGGCACTTACAGAAAATAAAAACTTCTTACAACCTACCGGATTTCGTGTAATCATTGAACGCGAGCACTACGGTAACCTAGAGTTTTTTGCTCAGTCTGTTCAGCATCCAGGCACAAATGTATCTGCTGTTGAAGTTGCGGTTCCCCGAATTACAGGACTTCCTGTTCCAGGCGATACCGTAGCCTATGGAGAACTTACTCTTAACCTAATTCTAGATGAAGATTTAACTTCATATAAAGAAGTTCAAAAGTGGATGATGGATTCTGTGTATAAAAAAGAATCAGCATACCATGATATTAAAGTCATAGTCCTTACCAGTCACAATAACTTTTGTGCACAAATTCAATATAAGAACTGCATTCCTACATCGTTAGGTTCTATAGAGTTCATCTCCACTACAGGTGATGTTCAATATGTGAATTTTGATGTTAGCTTTAGATTTAGTGAATTCATTCTGTCATGAGCCTAAAAAAGTTTCCGATTAAGAATGCAGTAGTTCTGAGCATTCTTGAAGATTTCAGATATACTTATCGTGAGTTATATCAACCAGAGAACACTAACAACTGTTTGTTCCCCGAAATGAAAGGTATGGCGGATCACTACACTGGTGAAGATGAAATGTGGCGTATCATTGACATGGGAGAAGAGCATGACGGTGCAGCATCAAACTCTGTATGTTATGCAATCAAACCAGATCACTATAACGGTACCCACCCAGAAGAGTACTCGAAGACGTGGATTAACCTAAACACCAGCCTGACCGAAGAGTTGGGTGTCCAACACAGTGCTCTCTCTACTCTATATCCACCCCAAGGGTTTATTGGTTGGCACAATAACGCAAATGCCTCTGCGTATAATATAATATTCACTTGGTCAGAACACGGTGAAGGATGGTTCAAGTATGTTGACCCCAAGACTCAAGAGGTCATAACAATCCAAGATGAGAAGGGTTGGAACTTGAAGGCAGGACATTTCGGTACATACGGTTCGGGTGATGTAGTTTACCATTCTGCAAAGACAGATTGCTATAGGATGACCTTGAGTTACGTGCTAGGGCATGACGAAGATTATTGGAAAGATTGTATTGACTTTATAACCAGTTAGTGTTATACTAAATAACATTACATGAAAAGGTTTATATATGATTGATTTAGAATCCATTCTTACTGAGTGGCAGAAAGACTGTGAGATATCACAACACCAACTGGACGAAGTCTCCCGACAGACTCCATCACTACATGCAAAATATTTGCAGCATTTGGCGTTCGCCAAGTTACAATTCAAACGTTCTGAAAATAAACAGAAGACGTTGCTCAAACAAAAGTTCTTGTACTACAACGGAAAGATGTCTCAAGAAGATCTCTTAGAGTCTGGCTGGGATTTAGATCCATTGAATGGTCTTCGTATGCTCAAAGGGGAACTCGAATATTATTACGATGCTGATCCTGAGATTCAGAAGTCTGAGGAAAGACTTATGTATTACAAAACTCTTATAGAAACCCTAACTAATATCGTCGATACTCTCAAGTGGAGACACCAGACGATTTCCAATATGATCAAATGGCGCCAGTTCGAAGCAGGTGGTTAAGTATCATATAAGTATATTCACAAAGTATGAAAGGATAGTCTTGAAATGTATGATACAGAAGACCTACAGAGGGCAGAGCAACTGCACCACCTAGGACATAAACTAGAAATTGATATTATTGATTTAGCAAAAATTATTTATGAGCATAGACAACAAAATTCGAATCAGGATGTTGAACCACAGTTACTTCGCGGTTGAAGCACACCCTGCACAAGAGAATGAGTTAAGAGAGTATTTTTCGTTTTTTGTTCCGGGCTATAAATTTATGCCTGCGTTCAAGTCTCGTCATTGGGACGGCAAAGTAAAACTCTACAACATGGTTACTAAACAAATGAACGTAGGGTTGTATCAGCAACTACGTCGTTTTTGTGCAGATCGATTTTACCAGTTGGAAATACTTGAGCATGAATATTATGGTGTACCATCGTTTAAGGATGATATTGACCATCCTGCTCTTATTGACTTTATAGCTGCTTTAGATGCTCCATTCAAACCTAGAGACTACCAGTACAAAGCAATTGCGCATGGAGTAGAGAATCAGAGATGTGTTCTTCTTAGTCCTACAGGCAGTGGTAAGTCCTTTATCATATACAATCTTCTCCGGTATTGCTATGAAGTGACCGAAGGAAAGATTCTGGTCATAGTACCAACCACGTCTCTAGTTGAACAGATGTATAAAGACTTCGCTGATTATGGCTATGATGTGGATGAGTTCTGCCACAAGATCTATTCTGGTAAGGAGAAGGTTACTGATAAGAGAGTTATTATCTCTACATGGCAGTCGATCTATAAGTTTGGTAAGGAATGGTTCGAACAGTTTAACACTGTCTTTGGTGATGAAGTACATCTTTTCAAAGCAAAGTCTCTGTCTACTATGATGGACAAGTGTGGTGAAGCAAGATATCGTTTTGGTCTTACAGGGACGCTTGACGGCACTGAAACTAATAAGTTAGTACTAGAAGGTTTATTCGGGCCTGTGTTTACGGTGACTAGAACCGTAGAATTGCAAAAGAATAAACAACTAGCAGAGTTGGACATATCAATTCTGCTGTTAAGGTATCATAGTGATATCTGTAATATGATGAAAGACAAGAACTATCAAGAAGAACTTGATTATATTGTCACATATGAACCACGTAATAAGTTTATAAGTAAGATTGCATTAGATCAAACAGGTAATACTTTAGTTATGTTTCAGTTTGTTGAGAAGCATGGTAAGGTATTATATGAAATGATTAAGTCTATGGCAGCAGATGGTCGTAAAGTGTTTTATGTTTCTGGTGAAGTAGATGTTACTGATCGCGAACAAATACGAGGTATTGTAGAAAAAGAAAATGACTCAATTATTGTTGCCTCTCTTGGCACTTTCAGCACTGGCATCAACATCCGCAACTTGCATAATATTGTATTTGCGACTCCATCCAAGTCTCAGGTCAAAGTCTTGCAGTCAGTTGGCCGTGGTCTCCGCCAGTCTGATGATGGTAGGACTACTAAGCTTATTGATATCGCTGACGATCTCCATGTCAACGGTCATAAGAATTTTACACTGAAACATAGCGCCGAAAGGATTAAGATATATACTAAGGAAGGATTTGCTTATAAAGTGTATCCTATTGACTTAAAACCTACAAGGATAGAGAATGATGACGAAGAGTTCTTCAGCTAGACATTTGAAGTTAGTTACAGGTGAAGAAATCATCTGTGAAGTTTTAGACGAATCTCCAGATTCTATAGTCGTTAATAATGCTATGGCTTTAACTCAAAACACAATGAAAACTGGTGAGAAGTTTTTTACCTTTAAAACTTATATGATTTATCAGGATACTCCTATGAATTGTATTCTTGTTTTTACTGATAAGATTATGTCTTTAGCCATTCCTACTCAAGAGATGGTTACCCAGTATGATAGAGCTTTGGTTGAGATGGCTCATTACATAGAAGAATCATTGGATGATGACATGGAAGATGATCTATCTTTAAATGAATTTTTAGATGAAATGAAGAAAGAGTCTAAGAGCAAAGAGATGTTAGATTCTGATACTGATGGAATGTTAATGAACTAATTTTTATATTCTCCCCTCTGGGACTAGAAAGATATTATACACTAAAAAAACAGAACTGTCAAGGGCAAATGAAAATAAAATACTATCCTTATATTATACTACCAATCGGAACCTTTATTCCTAGAAGGTTTGCCGCAG